ATGCTGAAGCGGAATTAGCAAACATTCTCTCTACTGAGATTCTTGCTGAAATTAACCGTGAAGTAATTCGTACCGTTTATAAAATTGCCGAGCAAGGTGCTGCTGTTAATACCGCTACTGCTGGTATTTTCGACCTCGATGTGGATTCAAACGGACGTTGGTCCGTTGAGAAGTTCAAGGGTCTTTTATTCCAAATCGAGCGCTATGCAAACGCAATCGCACAAAGAACTCGTAGAGGAAAGGGTAATATGATTCTCTGCTCTGCTGACGTTGCTTCGGCACTCACAATGGCAGGTGTTCTTGATTATACCCCAGCACTCAATGCAAACTTGAATGTTGATGATACCGGCAACACTTTTGCTGGTGTTCTTCAAGGCAAGTATCGTGTATATATTGACCCATATGCTGCTAACGTATCTGTTAATCAGTACTACGTTGTAGGATATAAAGGTTCTTCTCCTTATGATGCAGGACTCTTCTATTGTCCTTATGTGCCCCTCCAAATGGTTCGTGCCGTTGGTGAGAACACCTTCCAGCCAAAAATCGGGTTCAAGACTCGTTATGGTATGGTTGCTAACCCATTCGCTGAGGGTACTACTCAGGGTTCTGGTCGTCTTCTTGCTAATGCAAACCGTTACTACCGTCGTGTGCGTGTAGACAATTTAATGTAAGTCTTTCTTACATATGTTCAAGGGTCCCAATTGGGACCCTTTTTTTATCTAAATACAAATAAAAATGTCGCAATCACCTTGGGCAAAGCAAATATCAAATCGTAATTATCTATCTCCTGCTGGATTTAAATTTTCAATTACTAAAATACCAAAGGTTGATTTTTTTTCTAATTCTGCTCAAGTACCTGGAATTAATCTTGGCGTTGCAATGCAACCAACATATCTTAAAGATATTCCGGTTCCAGGTGATAAATTAACTTATGATGATTTTTCTTTAGAATTTTTTGTAGATGAAAATTTAGAAAATTATCTTCAAGTACATAATTGGTTAAGAGGTCTTGGATATCCAAATAGTATTCAAGAATTTATAGATTTAAAAGCAAAAGATGAGTATTTTCCAAATACATCTGTAAAAAATTCATTTAATGAATATTCAGATGCAACATTAAAAATTTATAATAGCAACTTTAATCCAATTGTTGATATTCATTTTAAAGATATGTTTCCTGTAAGTTTATCTACGATTAAATTTGATTCAAAATCTACAGATATTAACTATGTTATAGCAGAGGTTAGTTTTAAGTATTCTATATATGACATAGTTGTTTTGTAGTTATGAATCTTGATGGAATACAATTATTATGGGAAGAAGATGCAAAGATAGATCCAGATAATTTACACACAGAATCAATAAAAATACCTTCACTTCACGCAAAATATTATAAAATCTATAATAATATTTTACTTTTAAAAAAGTTAGAAGATAATAAAATCAAAATACTAAAAAAAAATAAATGGATGTATTTTTCTGGAAAAGCAGAACCAGAAATTTATAGAGAACAACCATTTGACTATAAGGTATTGAGACAAGATATAGATAAGTATATGGATGCAGATGAAGAAATTATAAAATCAACATCTAAAATTGAATATTACCAAACAATGTTAAGTTATTTGGATAGTATATTAAAAACAATATTAAATAGAACTTATCAAATTAAAAATAGTATCGAATTTTTAAAATTTATTTCTGGAACTAATTAAAAGTATAAATGAATCTGCTAGATGAGCAGTAGATAAATATAATATAGGAAGAAATACTGCGATTAGATACATAAAAGAAGATAGTTCATTCTCAAATAAAAAATCTACGAATAAGATATATAATGGAAAATACAAAGTGCCAAAATACCTATAACGGATCTATTATCGTTCAAAAGAAAAATGAAGTATATTTAGAACTTTTATGTAGTGATGAACACATACGTTATGAATTAACGGATGCTTTTAAATTTGATGTGCCAGGAGCAAAATTTATGCCACAGTATCGTAATAAATGCTGGAATGGTGAAATTCATTTATTCGATACTAGAAATAATACAATTTATGTTGGTCTTTTAGATAAATTAATATCTTGGGCAAAAAAATCTGAATATAATATTGAATTCAAACACAATAAATTTTATGGGGATCCATTCGAAGAGAATGAAATGATTTCTCACGAAGGTGTTGGTGATTATATGAAAAAAATATCTAGACACGAACCAAGAGATTATCAAATTAATGCTGTTTATGATGCTTTAAAATATAATCGTAAGCTTTTAATTTCACCAACTGCTTCTGGTAAATCTTTAATGATATATTCTATTGTAAGATACTTTACAGATAAGAATAAAAAAATACTTGTAGTAGTTCCTACTACATCATTAGTAGAACAGATGTATAAGGACTTTGAAGATTATGGTTGGAATGCCGAAGATTATTGCCATAAAATTTATTCTGGAAAAGAAAAAGATACAAATAAAAACGTAATCATCACAACCTGGCAATCCGTTTATAATCTTCCTAGAAAATTCTTTGATGATTTTGGTGTAGTGATTGGCGATGAAGCACACCTATTCAAGTCAAAATCGCTTGTAGGGATTATGACGAAATTGGATAATACGAAGTATCGTTATGGATTTACAGGCACCTTAGATGGGTCACAAACGCATAAGTGGGTGCTTGAGGGATTGTTTGGACCTTCTTATAAAGTCACACAAACAAAAGAACTGATCGATAAAGGCCATTTATCTAAACTAGATATTAAAGTTCTTCTTTTAAAACACGATCAACATAAATTTAATGAATATGAAGAAGAAATACAATATTTAATTACTCACGAAAAAAGAAATAACTTTATTAAAAATCTCGTTTTAGATTTAAATGGAAATAGTTTAGTTCTTTTTAATCGTGTCGAAAGTCACGGACAACCACTTTATGAACTTATAAATAATTCAGCATCAAAAGATAGAAAAGTATTTTTTGTCTATGGTGGGGTAGATGTAGAAGAAAGAGAAAGGGTAAGAGAAATTACTGAAAAAGAAAAAGACGCAATTATTGTTGCATCATATGGTACATTTTCTACTGGCATTAACATTAAAAATCTTCATAATGTAATCTTTGCTTCACCATCAAAATCAAGAATAAGAAATCTTCAAAGTATTGGAAGAGTTCTTCGTAAAGGAGATAACAAATCACAAGCAGTATTATATGATATTGCAGACGATTGTACTTATAAATCAAAAAAAAATTATACATTAAATCATTTGATTGAAAGAATTAAGATTTATAATGAAGAAAAATTCAATTACGAAATTATACAAATAGAATTTAAGGAAAAAAAGTAATGTACGAAGAAGAATTTTATGCAGCAATCAAGATGGTATCAGGTGAAGAAGTATTTTCTAAAGTATGTCCTTGTGAAGAAAAAGATAGAATTATTTTAATTCTTGATAATCCAGTTTTAATGGAAACTATCACAATCCGTCAGCTTGGAATGACAGCACTTAAAGTTATTCCTTGGATGAAACTTACTGATGATACAATGTTTATTGTAGAAATGAATAGAATAATCACAATGACAGAAGTAAATGATAGTTCTATTATTAAAGTATATCAAAAATATATTAGAGAAAGAAATAAAATATCTAGCAAATCACAACTAAGTTCAAATATGGGTTTCATTTCTTCAATTGCTGATGCTAGAGTATCCTTAGAAAAGCTTTATAAATCTAATAGTAAAACTTAGATACACCCATTCTTCAAAACCCACAGAGTTATTTTAGTTAGTTTAGGGAAAGTTGTCAAGTTCTTGATTGTTATGTTATAATAAGAACAAATCAAATTCAAAAATGAATAAAGTAAAGAAAAATCCACATTATGTAAATAATAAAGATTTTCACGATGCATTAGTTGCATACAATATGAGAATAGATGCTGCAAAAGAAAATGGAACACCACCACCAAGGATTTCAAATTATTTGGGTGAGTGTTTTTTAAAAATTGCTACTCACTTATCATATCGTCCTAACTTTGTAAATTATATGTTTCGTGAAGATATGATAAGTGATGGTGTTGAAAATTGCGTTCAATATATTGATAGATTTGATATAGAACGTACAAATCCATTTGCTTATTTTACGCAAATTGTTTATTATGCATTTCTTCGTAGAATCCAAAGAGAAAAAAGGCAATTAGAAATTAAAGATAAGATTATTGAACGCAGTGGATTTGAAGAAGTATTTACATCTGATGTGGGTGGTATTAATTCGGATTATAATACAATTAAAGACAACGTACACATTAAGTTGCATCAATGACCTTCTCTAACTCCAAAGTATTATAAATAACTATACACTTTGGAGTTA